GCGGCGTTACCGGCACGGCGGACACGTCCTTCGACGTATCAAAAGGAACGACAACGTTCTATTTCGTCGGTGAAGCCGGAGAGGGCGTAACGATAACCGCAAAGGTCGGCGGCGTTTCCGCCGCGGTCGCCGTCCAAACCGCGACCTTTACCGCACCCGCGCTGCTCGGCTCGACGATTTATTTCAAGGTCTCCGGCGTGTGGAAGCAGGCGACGCTGTACCGCAAGGGCGGCACATGGAAAAATGCGCTGGCAAATTTCAAAACGGGCGGCGCATGGAAATAAAATAAGGGGTGTAATCATGAAGGGAATCACTTTCGGCACATATCACAGCTACGATGATTTCAATCTGCTTTTGACATCGAAGGAAGTTGCAGCCCCGAAAGTGAAAACGATTGAAATTGACGTTCCCGGTGCAGACGGGGCGCTTGATCTGACAGAGTTTTTTGGAGAACCGAAGTATGAAAACGTCACGCACAAATTCAAGTTTTCAACGATAGTGCCACAAAGCGAATTCCTTACACTTTTTTCAACCATCAAAAACGCGATACACGGTAAAATGCAGCGGATCATCTTAGACGGTGATCCGCTTTTTTACTATGTCGGGCGGTGCTTCGTTTCATCTTTCACGAATGAAAAGAACATCGGCAAAATAAGCGTGGAGTGCGATTGCGAGCCGTACAAATACAAGCTTGCAAAAACCGTTGTCACGCAGACGGTGAACGGCGAAAGCGTGATTTCCCTGCCTAATCTCCGAAAGCGCGTTGTTCCGCTGGTAACGATCACAGCAGACAGCGCCCTGCATATCGTCTATGAAACATACAACATTTGGGACTTGGGCAGCGGCAGCTACACATTGCCGGAACTGGAACTGAAGGCCGGAAACAACAGCGTTTCCGTCAGCGGAGAAGGAACGATTTCCTTTTCCTATCAGGAAGCGGGGCTGTGATATGTACAGGGTATATTGTGACGGCGTAACGCTGTATAACAGCAGCTTGGAAAGCCTGAAAATCTTCCATCCTTCCCTTGTCTTGGAGCTAAACAAGACCGGCAGCTTTCAATTCACACTTTATCCCCAACATCCACAGTACGGCGCTATAAAGAAGCTGCGGTCAATCATCACGGTCTATCAGGGGGATTATTTGATCTTCCGGGGGCGCGTCCTTAACGATGAAATCGGCTTCCACAACGAAAAGCACGTTGTATGCGAGGGCGAGCTTGCTTTCCTGTTGGACAGCATCCAGCGCCCTTATGACTATTCCGGGACGGTTTCCGGCTTCCTGAATCTGTTGATAGATAACCATAATGCACAGGTGGAAGAATCCAAATGGTTCACGGTCGGGAATGTGACTGTCACCGATCCGAATGATTATATCGTCCGTTCCAATATTGACCATGTTGATACATGGACGGAAGTGCAAAAGAAGCTGATTGACCTGCTCGGTGGCTATATCGTCATCCGGCATGAAGGCTATATCAACTACATTGATTATCTGCAAGATTTCACGCTACTTTCTCCGCAGAAGATCACCTTCGGAAAGAATCTTCTTGACCTGAAGCGGATCAGGAAGGGCGCGGACATTGCAACGGCGCTTTTTCCGCTTGGCGCAAAGCTGAAGGACGGTGAAGGCAAGGACACAGACAACCGCCTGACGGTTGCCGCCGTCAATGACGGCCTTGATTATATCGTCGATGAGGAAGCCGCCGACAGGTACGGCCTTATTTTTTCAACGCATACATGGGATGACGTGACCGAAGCGTCAAACCTTCTGGCAAAGGGACAAGCATACCTTTCCGGCCTTGTCAACCAGCCGGAAACCATAGAGCTGACAGCGGCTGACCTTGCGGCCGTTGACGCTTCCTTCAGCAGTTTCCACCTTGGAACATACGTCAAAGTTACAAGCGATCCGCACGGGATAGACCAGAATTTTCTTGTGACAAAGCTGTCTTTGAAGTTGTTAGAGCCGGGCGCAAACAAGTTGACGCTTGGCGGCGCATTAGAGGGCATTTCCGGGGCGCTTGCGGGGCTTTCCGATGCACAAGGGGAAATTATACTGCAAATAGAAAATGCGTCCAAAACGGCTTCTACGGCCATTTACAACGTGGAACAGAATTTGCTTGCATCCTTGCAGGTGTCCGAAGAAAACATCAAGTCAACCGTTGCGGAAAACTACTATCTGAAAGACGATACGGACGCTCTTGTTTCCTCTGTCAGCACGCAGATTGAGCAGACGAAGGAAAGCGTTGAAATCCAGTTCAACCAGTTCAGCGCCGACATCGAAGCGGTAGCGGCTGGTACGGATGCAGAGTTTGAAGAGATACGGAAGTATATCCGCTTTGTGGACGGCTCTATTCTGCTCGGACAGGTCGGAAATGAGCTTGAATTGAAAATTAGCAACGACCGGATTTCTTTTCTTCAGGACGCCGTTGAAGTGGCGTATTTCTCGGACAATAAGCTATACGTCACGGACGGGCATTTTATCCATTCGTTACAGCTCGGCGATTTCGCTTTCATTCCCCGCGCAAACGGCAACCTGTCATTCAAAAAGCTATCGCTTTAGGGGGCGCTGGTATGGCTAAATCAGGAACGATAACAAAGGCGATCCGGACAGGCTATCAGATGAAAATCGTCTGGACGGTTGGCAGTCAGTCTGCGGCAAACAACACTTCCAGCGTAACGGTCAAGGTGCAGCTTGTGTCAACCGGCGCAAGCTACACCATCAACAGCAGCGCGAGCAAGAGCGGAAGCCTGACGATCAACGGCACAAAATACACGTTCTCCTTCTCCGCTTCCCTGTCCGGCAATCAGACAAAGACGCTGTTCACAAAAACCGTCACCATAGCACATAATGCAGACGGAAACAAAACCTGCGCTTTTGCGTCTACCATCGGGATCAAGGTCACGCTTGGCAGTACATACTATGGTGATGTTACGGCATCCGGCAGCGGCACATTCGACACGATCCCACGCGCCACGACGCCCACGCTGTCAGCAAGCAGCGTAAATATGGGATCGAGTATCACAATCAATATGCCGAGGGCATCCAGCGCCTTTACGCACACGCTGACGTATAAATTCGGCAATGCAACCGGCACGATTGGCAGCGGCCTTGGTACAAGCAAGGCTTGGGACGTTCCCCTTTCCCTTGCAAGTCAGATTCCGTCCGGCACGTCCGGTACATGTACAATCACCTGCAAGACCTACAACGGAAATGCGCTGGTAGGCACAAAGACGGTATCCTTCAAGGCGAATGTCCCGGCTGCTGTTGTCCCGACAATTTCAACCGTTTCCATTACGGAAACAGTTTCCGGGCTTGCGGTGCAGTTCGGCGCTTTTGTGCAAGGAAAGTCTAAGGTCAAGATCGGCATTGTGGCGGCTGGTGCTTACGGCTCTATCATCAAGGCATACAAAACGACCGTTGACGGAAAGAGCTACACCGGCGCAGCGCCCGTAACCGGTACGCTGTCCAGCGGCACGAAATCCGTCACGATCACCGTTACAGACAGCCGTGGACGCACGGCAAAGGCCACAAAGACGCTGACGGTTATTGCCTATGCTGCGCCTGTCATCCGTGGAATATCCGCTGTGCGATGCTTGGCAGACGGCACGGAAAACTATGACGGCACACACGGCAAAATTGGCTTCGGCTTCAATATCTCCCCGGTTTCCAGCCAAAACACAAGCAAGTATACGCTGGAATACAAGGCGCGGGCTTCCAGCGAGTGGATAAAGCTGAAGGATGGCACGGGGTACACGCTATCGACCACGCTGATAACCGCCGCCACCTTGAACGTTGATTCTGCCTATGACGTGCGCCTGACCGTCAAGGACTACTTCACCACAGTCACAAAAACCGTGGAGATTCCCACGGCGTTCACGCTGCTGGACTTCAATGCTTCCGGTCGGGCAATGGCCTTCGGCAAGGTGTCAGAGCTTACGGAAGGTATAGAATTTGGCCTTCCTGTCATCTTCCGCAATGGCTACGATGTAACCGGAAATCCCGGCTGGATAACGGCAAAGCTGACAAGCGACTTTGAGACATACGCCGCAAACGCCGGAAACACATTGCGATATAAGAAAATCGGCGGCGTTGTCTATTTGAAGGGCGTTGTCACGCCGAAGGCAACCTTGACGGGCGGCACGGATAACGTGACCATTACGACGCTTCCCGAAGGATACAGACCGGAAGTGCAGGGCAATTTCATTTGTCAGGGCAGCGGGACGGCAATTTGGCTTTGCACCGTTACGGCGGCGGGGCTTGTGCGTTTCGCTCGATACAGAAACGGCGCTGCATGGGCTGACGCGCCGAATAATACATGGTTGCCAATAGATATATCGTTCATCATATGAAAAGGGGAAGGCGCGAGCCTTCCCCTTCTTTTTATTTCAGAAATAGTTTGTATGTGTTTCCGCTTTTTTCACGGCGTATTCTATGTGACTTTTCAGCAGAGTACAGTTTTTCTTGAATGTAGCTTTTGGCAATCGGGTCAAACATCTTGTAAACATCTTTTTGAAGCACGCCGGGATTTTCCTTTATAATCTTCAGCAATTCTCTTTCAAGTTTAGGGAGAATATTTGCTTCAAAATCTTGCTTCGCTTCATATTCTATTTTAAGCGCGTCAATGTTTTCTCTCATGTTGTCCAATTCTTTTGAGCAACGATCAAGAAATTCATCTGTGAATAGTTCGTCGCGCCAATAATTAAAACACTCGCCCTTTTTCTCAAGCAGTTTCTTTGTTCTGTTCATGTAGCTTACAAACGCTTCTAAGGCGGCAAAATGAGCGAGCGGGGAATCAAAACGGCTATCACGCCACGCAGACCACATCTTTTGATATTGGGCTTCATATCGCTTGATTTCTTTTTCGTGTACTATGCGCCAGCCCCAAGGCAAGCCGCCTTCAGGCGTTAAATGGTCTTGATCTTCTTCAGGCTCTGCAAGCTTCGACACAAAGCGCAATACATCTTTCTCGCTTGCTGTTGGGTTTTGGTTCTTATACCATGCAATTACGCTGTTCATATCCAGCGGATTAAAATCATCTGTTTCTGCGCGCTTTACCTGCTCTGGTTTCTTCTTTTTGAAAATATCAAATAAGCCCATAGCATTTACCTCATTATGTGCGCTTCATCCTTTTTCCTTGATTCTTCTGGATCACTTCACGGTAAAATTCATCTACTGCGGACTGCTGTATGTGGTTTCTTTGACCTCAATAATCATACAGCTTTCCCCCGTTGCTGTTATCTGAAATTTGACAATATTCTACATTGTCAAATGGCAAAAAACAAGAGCAAAAATAAAAAAGGAACGGCAGCAAGACCGTTCCCATTAAAGGCAATTAACAATTCAGCTTTTCTTCCATCTGCTCCCGTGATATAATCCCCAGACAATAGAGTTCCAAGAGCGATTCTACATACACCGTTTTCCTCTCCTTGTATTCCTCTTCGGTTATCATTCCAGCGACTAACAGCTTTTCAAGCAATCCAAGCGTTTTCAATGGTTTCAGCTCCTTGTTTTGATTATATCCATCAGTCATGCGCGGTTGAATGTGCGCACAACTGATGGAAATGGACGGCGCGAAGAATCACGCCTTCAGTTTAACATCAAGCACGATCTCCGGGCTTGTCCAGTTGCCGCCCGTGCTTAGCGGCGATCTGTAGCGTGTGCGCTTCTGTTCCGGGTCGTAATATCTTACCTGCTGACTTTTAATCCGCTGCGGCGTGTCCCGGTGATACTCAATGCGTTCAATACAGGCTTTCAAGAGCCTGTTTTTTGTTGCCGCGTCAATGTTCGGGTCTTTTAAGGCGTTGAGCGCTTCGGAAAACTGCGTGATTTTCTCTTCGTAATTTACAGGTTCGGGCATGGATTCGTAAGCCTTGCAAAGCGCCTGTCTGACTTCCTCTTTTTCCTTCAACAGCTTTTCGTTGAGTTGCTGGAAGATATGCGGCGGCATCCGTTTTGCCGGATCGGGGTCAGCTTGCGCTTCCCATTGGGCAAGCTCTTTTTCGTCAAGCTCTTTCTGCTTGGCTTCCAGATTCTTGATAAGCCGTGCGTGGAGCTTGGCAGAATCGCCTTCGTCGTTCTTCAAGCGGATTTCAAAATCCTTGATGCAATCCGTAAGGATCGATATTACGCGCTCTTCCATTTCGGAATACAGGCAAGAGCCGGTTTTGCAATGGGTTTGTCCGTCGCACAAAAGGCGCGGCGCTGCATCGCGGTTTTTGTATGTCCGAAGAGACATAGCGCGTCCGCACCTGCACCAGATCAGACCGGCAAACGGATTTCTGACTTTCGTGTTCGGCTTCTGTCGTGTGTTCTTTCCCTTCTTGGCTTGCGCGGCGTTGAATAGCTCTTCGGGAATAATGGCTTCGTGCTTTCCGTCGTATATTAGGAACTCCCCTACTTGCGCAACCGGGCGCGTTTTCTTGAACTCCCCTTCTTCAACGATGGTCAGCGTCTTTCGGTGATTCCACTTGACTTTCCCGATATAGTGAATATTTTGGAGCATCTTTGTCATTGCTGCCGGAGACCAATAATCCCCTTTCGGCGGCTTGATTCCCATTTCGTCAAACTTCTTGCAGATGTTTGTGCAGCCCATGTCTTTGTTGACATACAGGTCAAACATCATGCGCACAACGTCCGCTTCTGCCTTATTCGGAACAAGGATAGGGCACTTCCTCTTCCCTTCCGTGACGAACGTTTTATCATATCCGTATGGCGGCGTATTGCCGACATAGTTTCCCTGACTGACGGACAGCAGCCGCCCACGGTTCAAAATTTTCTTTGTGTATTCCAGATAGTCATTTCCGCGCTTCAGCTCGCGTTCAAAAGCGTCCCAGTCGTATTCATCCCGCAGGTCATAAATCCGCTGCGGCGTGATGACAAGCGTGTTTGTGTGCTTCAGCAGCTTCATCAGCCGCCCTATATCTTCAAGATCGCCACGGGTCAGACGCTGCGGCTCTACCACGGCGACGGCCTTATATTTCGGCGATTCTATCAATCTCAAAACACGGTTGATCTCCGGGCGCTCGGCTATGGTCTCGCCGGAAACCACTTCCCTGTATTTGTTCTCTTCCGGCACGACAGCGCCGAGATGCTTTTCTGCCCATTCGTCCAACATGGCTTCATGCTTGGAAAGGACTTCTTCCACAGTCAGCAGCGGATCATCCGAGCGGGATTTTCTTAAATAATCAATGACTTCTTCCGGCTTAAAATCTATCTTCGGTTGATAATACAAAACGATCAGCTTCTTTCGTGGGTTATTGTTTGATTATATTAAGTTGTCGTTCTCTTTATCCTTCTTTCTTTTCGTTCTGGCCTTTTCTATAAATTGCATTGCCGTTAGGATGACCGCAATCACCGCGGAAGCAAGCAGCCCAAGCCTTTCCACGCGGTTTTCGGCGGTGAAAAAGCCAAAATCCATGTTGCTAATGTCCGTTACTATATAGCTGCACAGGGCGACGGAAAGGAAGATGCACAGACCGGCAAGCGCATAAATGACCGGCTTCCGCTCCTTTATCCCGTCTTCCAGCATCCGGCACTTTTCGTTCAGGTGTTCTATCTGCTGCTCCGCGCTGTTCAGCTTATTTTGAAGCTCGGCAACCGTTCCCGTGTCCGGCTCTTTCGGTGGCTCTATGTCAAACAGGTTGTCCATAGATAGATTCAGATATTTGCATAGGGCAGCGACATAAAACACGCAGGGGTTTGACAGCGCACCGGACAGGAATTTCGCAATGGTCGAGCGCGGTATACCGGTCTGCTCTACAATCTCGCGGTGCGTCCGGTGCTGCGCGTTCACGGCTTTCTTGATGTTCTTGTAAAGGTTGTCGCATTGTGGCTGGATTTGCTGAATAATAGTCCTGTTTTCCATAAAATCCCCCGTTATCCTAACCATACATTGATTTAATCGTCTGCGGCATAGATCATTCCGGTTTGAATGTTTACTTCTTATGAAAATACACGCTATCATGTAGCCATAGCAGGTGAGGGGCTGCAACCGATCTGCTCTGCCCGGTCACTCGGTGGCACGGTGGCCGGGCAACCTTTTACAAAAATGGTATTTGTTTCTGGTTTCAAATTTTATTGCAATTTCGTAAAATTAACCCGAAGAACATTAGTTCCCTTCTAATGAAAGGATGTCTAAAATGGATAAGTCAACATACATACACGAAATTGTCAAACTATTAGAAAGATGCAATGATGTCGAACTATTAGACCTTATTTATCAAATCATGCTCAAAGCATCCACAGGCATTTAATCCAGAAAAGCGTTTAAGCTTTTCCGCTTTTCAGAATCCATCTTACTAATTTTATCTACAATAGATAGGAATTCTTCATCACTGCGCAACTTTACAACGATGTCAGAAATGGCATCGTTGTTTTTTTGCGCTTTTGGGCGCTCCATTGGAACGTTATAGCCCCATAGCCACATTTCAGAAACATCAAGGGCAATAGCAAGTTTATAGATTGCTTCTTGTTTCGGCTCATATCGTCCCGACAAATAACTGCTTATTGATCCTTTATCAATGCCGGTTGCACGGACAAGATCAATCTGTTTCTTTTCCTTAATGGCCATTGCTTCACGCAACCGTTCTGGCGTTGTTGATACTCGCTCAAACTCATTTCCCATTGTTATCCCCCCCTTCCATTTTTTATTAAGTATGCGCCGTTTGTTTTGAAAAGTCAACACAAATATATTTTTTTACAAAAAAAGTTTGGAAAAATCAAAATTGCCTATTGACTTTTAAAGTTATATCGCTATAATGAAAGCAGAAAGTTTGGAAAGCCAAACGTGCAGCCAACAGGCAGAAAGGAAATTGAAATGACAAAGTTTTATGGATTTGAGTTGGAAGACGGAATTTGCAGAACCTTCACAAGCGTTTCTTCCCTGCGCAGATGGCTTGAACGCAGAATGGACGAATGCGGCAGCCCGGAAGCTTTTTCGGAATGGCTTACCAACTACTTTGAAGAAGGAAACGAAATCAGCGTACACGGCGAACAGTACGACTTCTGGGCTTGCTGGGAGCTCGTTTAATGAATAAGCCGGAGGGCGGCGGCTAAACCGCCCAGAAAGGATAAGCCTATGTTTTGGGATGAAATGAAAAAGTTTGGCTGCCAAACGATTATCCATTGCAACGGCAGCGAAGAAAAAGAGCGTTTTTTCACCGCTTGCAAAACAAATGGCATAATCCCGAATTTATCTCCGTATGCAATACGCGACCGGGATTATTTCCGCGTTTGCAGATCAAACGGCAGATTTGAGCTTGCAGCATATCCTAAAAATCAAGTTGAATTTTTCCAGCTTGAAGTTGTGGAATGGAAAGGCATTCAATCGGGAGAGCTACAAAAATGAAAATGACTGGATGGACGTGGGATCACGCAAAATATGTCGCTGACCGCTGTGCAGAGCGCTTCGAGAGCCGGGCGGAATTTGAACGGTATCTTCTGTCTATCGGCTGGTCGGGAGATGAAATCGAGCAGATGCTTGCCTATCTGGACAGAAAAGAGAAAGAAAGATGAAAGCAAAATGTGTGTTCTGCGGCGCGGAAATCGAAGTCAGCAAGCAGCTTTTGTTTCCGGGCGAAAACCGGAAATACACCTGCGGAAAATGCACAGAGCATTGCAATAAGGTCTGTCCGCTCGGCAAAAGCGGAAGTGTGCAGGGCTGGCACTTCGAGCCGTGCCTTTCATGCAAGAGCAATCCATATAAAATCTACAATGCCGAAACGGTCTGAAAAGGCCGTCTGCCGGGGATGACCGCCCGGTACTGATGATGGCAGGTCAGAAAGGAAGGTGTTTTGCATGAGCGCAAGCTACGCAAAGTTGCGCGGCAAAATTAAAGAAAAGTTCGGAAGTCAAGACAATTTTGCCGCCGCAATGGAAATGGATCGGTCAACGCTCAGCCTGAAGCTGAATGGTAAAAGCGATTGGACGCGGACAGAAATTGAAAAGAGCTGTTCCCTTCTTCAAATCGCCGCTGTGGATGTCTACGTTTATTTTTTTACTATTTGAGTTTGGAAAACCAAACATAAGAAAGGAGCAACTACCATGCCAAGAAAAATCACGCCGGACGAACTGATTGACAGCGAGATTGCCCGGCTGCGCAACACGGAAGCCGTAAAGATGGCGGAAAAAGAAATGCGGCTCATTTACAGAAAGCGCAAGTACCTTGCGCAGCTCCGCTGGATGGAAAAGCGCGGCAAGCAGCTTATAGCTGACGGCTGGACGCTGGACACGCTGGAACTGCTGTTCAAGGACATCCCGGAAGAATAACCGGAATCCGGACAACCAGCCGACGAATAGGCTGAAACATAACGGAAAGGGAGTGTTTTTGTGAATGGTCAGCAGGATGTATATGGCGAGCCGACAATATTGAAATATCCGGGAATGACGGTCAGGGTATATCGCCCGATCCTGCCTGACGAAGAAAGAGCAAGACGCATGAAGCGCATAGAGCAACGCGCAGCGGCGCTGCTCATGGCCAAATACGAAGCAGAAAGGAAGCGAGCGAACAAATGATTTTTACGGACGATCCCCTCTCGGATTTCGACCGCTACGACCGGCAGCAGAGCGAAGAGCTGAAAAAGCGCCCCGTGTGCTGCAACTGTTGGCAGCCGATACAGGAAGAACGCCTTTTGGATATTAACGGCTTTCTGTACTGCGATGAATGCGCAAGGGACGAATTTCAGAAAGATACAGAGGATTACATAGAATGAAAGATTGGACAGGAAACAGCACGGCTATATACGCCACGCACGGCGCAAGCAATCATTCTGATTCTGAACGTGCGGAACTGGACTACTACGCAACAGACCCGGAAGCGGTTGAAGCGCTTCTTCAGGTTGAAGATTTCAACCATTACATACTTGAACCGGCTTGCGGCGGTTGTCATATCAGCAAGGTGTTAAGCGATTACGGATATGCCGTTGTTTCGACCGACATTGTACATCGTGGATCAGCTCTTCAAACAAGGAATATGGATTTTCTGTCATATGTGCCAGAGCCGCGAAACAGCCGGGACATTATCACAAATCCGCCGTACAAGTACGCTGCCGAGTTTGCGGAACACGCGCTTAATATTTCGCAGGAATCCGTAAAAGTCGCAATGTTCTTGAAGCTGACATTCCTTGAAGGCTGCAAGCGGAAGCAGCTATTTGACAAGTACCCACCGAAGAAAATCTATGTTTTCCGGAATCGTGTTGATTGCTGGAAAAACGGCGTAAAGCCGGACAAGCCTTCGAAGGCCGTTTGTTATGCATGGTTTGTCTGGGAAAAAGGATTTGCCGGAAGTCCCAAAATAGCGTGGATTTGAAAGGAGAAAAGTAAATGTGCATCACAAAAGTCAAAACATCCAGCCGCGAAGAATGGCTGAAGCTGCGCGGCCAGTACATAGGCGGCAGCGACGCGGCGGCGGTTGTCGGTCTGAATCCGTTTTCTTCGCCCTATGCGCTGTGGGCGGAAAAGACAGGCCAAATCCCCGGCTTTTCCGGGAATCTGGCAACGGAAGTCGGAACATACCTTGAAGAATTTGTCGCGCAGAAGTTCGCCGCCGAGACCGGCAAGAAGGTTCGCAAGTGCAACCAGAGCTTCTTAAACAGCGATTATCCGTTTGCCATTGCCAATATTGACCGCGAGATCGTCGGCGAGGACGCCGGGCTGGAAATCAAAACCACGTCCGAGCTGAACATGAAGAAGTTCAAGGGCGGCGAGTATCCGGCAAATTACTACTGCCAGTGCGTTCACTATATGGCGATGACCGGGAAACAGCGCTGGTATCTGGCCGTCCTGATCGGCAACCGTGATTTTCGCTGGTTCACCATTGAGCGCGACGAAGCCGAGATTGCCGCCCTTATGGGCGCAGAAGCAGACTTTTGGGAGCTGGTGAAAAATCACACGCCGCCCGCTGCGGACGGCTCACGCGCCACTACAGAAGCAATCAAGACGATCTACACGGAAAGCAGCGAAGACACCGTTGATCTGACTTTGAAGCTCCCGGCGCTTTTGCAGTACATAGACCTTGGCAAGCAGATTGCCGAGCTGGAAACCATGCGGGACGAAGCAGCAAACAAGATCAAGTCCTTCATGGGCGACGCTGGCGGCGGCGAGTGTGACGGCTACCGCGTTTCGTGGAAATCCAGCACACGGCGCACGTTCGACAGCAAGAAATTTGCAAAGGAAAATCCCGGTCTTGATCTGACCGGATATTACAAAGAAACATCTGCCCGGACATTCCGGGTGACAGAAATGAAGGGAGCATAAAACAATGAAAAACATCATCCAGAAGGAAGAACATCGCAAGAAGTCCAAGAATCCAACAACCAACTATCCGAAGGATAGCCACAAGGATTTCTGCAAGCGGTGTATGAAGTTCAACGGCTATTGCCAAAACGGAAATCCCAAAACCTGCAATCTTTGAGAGGAGAATTGAATTATGGCAAACATTATTCAGCGTCAGGCGGTTGATATGAAAGCGCCGGAAAAAAAGACGATGCAGCAGTACATCAAGAGCATGGAAGGCGAGATCGCAAAGGCTCTGCCGTCCGTCATCACGCCGGAGCGATTCACGCGCATTGTCCTTTCTGCGATCTCCGTCAATCCGAAGCTCGGAAGCTGCACACCGGCAAGCTTTCTCGGCGCGATGATGACCAGCGCCCAGCTCGGTCTTGAAGTCAACACGCCGCTTGGACAGGCTTATGTCCTGCCATACAACAACAAGGGGACGCTGGAAGCACAGTTCCAGCTTGGCTACAAAGGGCTGATCGACCTTGCCTACCGCAGCGGCGAAGTGGAAGTCATTCAGGCGCATGTTGTTTATGCCAACGATGAATTTGAATGCGAATACGGCCTTGAGCCGAAGCTTACGCACAAACCGGCTGACAGCAACCGGGGCGAGCCTGTCAAGGTATATGCCGTTTTCAAGACGAAAAGCGGCGGCTACGGCTTCGAGGTCATGAGCATGGAAGACGTGCGGCAGCACGCCGTGAAGTACAGCAAGGCATACGGCAGCAGCTTTTCCCCGTGGAAAACGAATTTTGAAGAGATGGCGAAAAAGACTGTTTTGAAGCGTGTACTGAAATACGCGCCGCTGAAGTCTGATTTCGTCCGGGCGGCAGTGCAGGATGAAGTCATCAAGAAAGACCTTTCGGCGGATATGTATTCCGTGCCGAATGAAACGGTCTTTGACGCCGAGTTCGCCGAAGTGGACGAAGAAACCGGCGAGATCGTAAGCAAGGGGGAATGACTTATTAACAAAGTGATTCTTATCGGTCGCCTGACGGTTGATCCTGAAATCCGCGTCACAAATTCCGGCAAAAAAGTTGCTTCCTATCGTATGGCGGTTGACCGCAACGTGAAAACCGAAGGTCAGCCGGAAGCGGACTTCATCAACTGCACGGCATGGGGCAAGACCGGCGAGTTTGCGGAAAAGTACCTTCACAAAGGCATGAAGATAGCCGTTGAAGGTCGTATCCAGACCGGCAGCTATGAGAATGACGGGCAGAAGCACTACACCGCGGAAATCATCGTTGACCGGCATGAATTCTGCGAAAGCAAGCGGTCTGCCGATTCCGGCAGCTATCCCGCGCCGGATCAGGGCTTCGCGGAAATTGAAGAAGATGACGGGCATCTGCCGTTCTGAAAGGGGGACGTACCATGAAAATCTATTCCGTCCATGTTGATGAAATCCCGGAAAGCTGTGGTGGATGCGCGTTGATGGGGTACATCAATGATTCATATCCTGTATGTTATGGCATCGCGGATGGGGAAAAACGGGAAATCGAAGGAAACCCATATTCAATGCAATATAGAAGAAGCGATTGTCCGCTTGTAAGGGGGGCTGAAGGCAATGTCTGTAAACAGCAAACAGAAGGGCGCACGGTTTGAACGGCAGCTTGCTTCCCTGTTCCGGGAATACGGCTACAACGCCCGGAGAACCGCCCAATACTGCGGCAACACCGGGGACGCTTCGGACGTTGTCGGGCTTCCCGGAATCCATATCGAAGCCAAGCACCAAGAGCGAATGCAGCTCTATGACTGGATGGCACAGGCCAAGCGGGACGCAGCCGGGACGGACAAGCTTCCGGCTGTGTTCCACAAGAAAAACAATGCATCCATCCTTGTGACGATGGAATTTGAAGACTGGATGCGGCTTTTCACCGAATGGGAAGCCGGTCAGGAAAGAAAGGAATAATCCGATATGAGAAGCAAAAGCAAGGCGTATCTGCTCACGACGCTGTTTATGTCGATGATGCTGTCGATTCTCTACTTTATCACGCTGGCAAATCCGGGCGCGTGGAAGTGGTATGGAATCATCTTCGGCATTCTCGGCGTGATCTATTTCACGCTCTGCCTTTATTCGTGGATCGCACATTGATAAATTCACGGGGCGGCATTGACCGCCCCACACACAAAAGATGAAAGGGGCTGACAACATGACACAATGCGAACGCATACAGCGACACCTTGAAGATTACGGCTCTATCACAAGCCTTGAAGCTATGCAGGAATACGGGATCATGCGTCTGGCTTCCCGAATTTCTGATCTGAAGCATATGGGTGTTCCCATTGAAAAAGAAATGGTCAGCGGAAAAAACCGATACGGCGAACCGACAAGCTTTGCCCGGTATTCCCTGAAGGTGGTGGGAACGTGTGGCTGATGTAAAGTGGATCAAGATCACGACAGACATCTTTGACGATGAAAAAATCCTGCTGATTGAAAGTCTGCCGGACGCTTATTCAATCATTGTCGTATGGTTCAAGCTGCTTTGCCTTGCCGGAAAAATGAACAACAGCGGCGTTTTCATGATGAACAATCAGATTGCCTACACGGACAAGATGCTTGCCACGATCTTCCGAATGAAAGAAAGCACGGTGCAGCTTGCCTTACAGACCTTTGAGCAATTCGGAATGGTTGAAATCATTGACGGCGTCATCACCATTCCGAACTGGGGCAAGCATCAGAATCTTGACCAGCTTGAAAAGAAAAAAGTAAGTCAGCGGGAATATATGCGGCAATACCGGGAAAAACAAAAGCTTCTTTCTTGTAATACTTACAGTAAGGCTAACAGTAAGGCTAACAGTAAGGCTAATGTTAGCCGCGCAGAAGAAGATATAGAAGAAGAAAGAGAAGAAGAAAAAGAAAAAGATAAGATTGATTATAAGGGCATCGTTGCCGCCTTCAATTCCATCTGCGTTTCTTTTCCTTCGGTCAAAGCTCTTTCTGACGCCCGGAAAAAGGCGATCAAAGCCCGGCTGAACACCTATTCCCTTGACGATTTCAAGACGCTTTTTGAAAAGGCGGAAGCTTCGTCCTTCCTGAAGGGCAAAAACAACAGCAACTGGTCGGCAACGTTTGACTGGCTGATTAAGGATTCCAACATGGCGAAAGTCCTTGACGGCAATTACGACGATAAGCCCGTTACATATCGGCAGACCGGCAAGAACACGAAGGCCGAAGAGCTGAACGAGTTTTACAAAATGGCAAAAGAATGGAGTGAAACCGAATGAACAAAGCGGAATTCAAAATTTTTGCCGATGCGCTCCGTACATATTACAGCAAGGAAAACATTCTGCCAAACCCGCAAGCTATGGAGCTTTGGTATAGGGCGTTATGTGACATTCCGTATCGAGTGGCAGAAATCGTCCTGCAAAAGTGGGTTGCAACAAATAAATGGTCGCCGTCCATCGCAGAAATTCGGGAAATGTGCTCGGTGATCGTCAACGGCGAGCCGCGAACGTGGCAGGACGGATGGGATTCCGTACTGACGGCAATCCGGAAGTTCGGCTATTACAATCCAAAAGACGCAATGGCGTATCTGGACGGCGTTGATCCCATCGCGGCAAGCTGCGTCCTAAAAATGGGATGGAGAAACCTTTGTACATCGGAAAATGCCGTTGCAGACCGCGCCGCATTCCGGGGCTGCTATGAGATCATGGCGAAGCGTGAGCAGGAGCATAAACAGCTTGCGCTTCCGCTTCAAGAAGCAATCAAGGGCATCCAGCTTAAAGGCATGGACGGCGAGATTTTGAAGATCGGGGGCGCGTAATGTTCAACGCTGCATTCAATGTGCATTACCGGAAGGAAAAACCGCCCTGCTACCAAAACAGCGAGGACTGCAAAGAACGCCGCGCAGGTTGTCACGCCGAATGCGAAGAGTTCAAAGCGTACCGGCAGCGGCTGGAAGAGGAAAAGAAAAAAGCCAGAAAGACCTTCGACGCCGAATCCGCTGCCGACGAATTCAGGATCAAAGCCACATGCAAAAACATGAAAGGAAAACAGAGACAGGTATGATGTACAAATACGGCATGAGGGCGCGGGGCTTTGCCCCTTGGTGTCAGCCTATGAAGGCAATTATTATGGCCGAGAAGGACGAAAGCGGCAAGTATCACAATATCCTGTTTTATTCCGAGCCGCTGACGCAGCAGCAGCTTGAAGAGTTCGAGCTTGATTATCTGGGGGAGTGTGAATTGTGATGGCTGAACGATTGACATTTGAAGGAAACTTCTGTGACATTGCAAAGTGCCGGGAAGAGCGTTGGGGCAAGCATTGTCCGAACGGTGCTTGCAGTCAGCGTAAGGTGTGGGAACGGCTGAAAGCCTACGAGGATACCGGAGCTGTCCCCGCCGTCTCCGTCCCGCAATGGATCAGCGTCAAGGACAAACTGCCAAAGACGGGTGAAAACCCTGTTCTTGCCGGGAGTACGGAGATGCACTATGTGAACATGGCATGGTATCACAGCGGAAAAGGCGTCTGGGAAACGCCGAGCGGTTTTTCCTGTTCGTTCACTCATTGGATGCCGCTTCCCAAACCGCCGAAAGGAGAAAATGATGGCTGAATACATAGAGCGCAAGCGGCTGCTTCGTAAGTTCAACGTTGATGACATGATGAACGTAAACGGAACGTTGATTTCTCTGCGTGATGCGCGGGAAGTTATTTCAAGCTTCCCCGCCGCCGACGTTGCGCCGGTGGTGCGCTGCAAGGACTGTCAAAAAAGCGGCGTGACAGAGTTTGGAAAACGATTCTGTTCAGAGCCAATGGGGGCATTTTACGGATGCATCCCTGTTGAGGATGATTTTTTTTGCAGCGGCGGCAGAAGAAGGGACGGTGCATAATGACGATACAAGAATGCAAAAACCACGAGCGCATTTACAAGAAGCTGGTCGAAAAGTTTCAACCGACATCCACATTCGACAGTAAAGATTGTACACCGGAGGAATTGGAATGCATTAAGGTTGCCCTGCTCCGCTCGGTTGCAATCGAAATGCTGAACATTGCGGATTTGAAAAAACGAAAGGACAGCGAACCGATGTTTGAAGAAAAAATCATCTGGCACGAGATCACGACACGCCCGTTGACAGAGGAAGAAAAATCCGAGTATGCCGAGCGCGGATACGCTGACTACGAAATTCCGGAATATATGTTCTCCTGCGAAATGCCGAAAGACGGTCAGGAAATCCTTGTCGCCACAAGCTGGGGCGTCTCGCAGGACTTGTGCATGATCGATTGCGATGAGTGCAACAACCTGTTTGAGCTTGAAACACGCGGTGATTGGGACGGCGTGAAAGCGTGGGCGGACATGCCGAAGTATAAGGGCGGTGAATCCGATGGGTGAACACAAAACAAACCCGGTCGCCATTGCCGCAAAGCGTGGCGAACTTCCGCCGAAGCCAAAGCCCCTGTCCAAGCGCGAAACAGAGCGGCTGCTTATGCAGGAGATCGAGCGGAAATGCATCCTGCCGTACCTGCGGAAAGTAGCATATCATGCGAAATATGGGTGGCGAAACCGATGAGCAGCAAGTCTAAAAAGCGCCGCCCGGAGCGCGTGAGCATGACAAAAGCTGTCACAGCCGCCGAAATCATGTTCGTGTGGGCTTGGATGGACGTTTTTCATCCTTCCCCGGACGATGTGCAGAAGCTGAAGGCAAGCCTGAACAACGTTGCCGAAAGCGTCAATCTCGGCAACCTGAATATCCGGGAAATCCGGGAAGCGATCAAAGATGAACACGGATGGGAGATCGTTTGAATGTTTCATGTTAACGGAACAAAAGAATGTGAAATCTGCGGCAAGGTTTTTAATCTTATCAGCTACAACCAGCGCTATTGCGGCGAAAAGTGCAAAAGAGAAGCAAACAGTATTCTCCGCCACGAAAGATACTTGGCAGAAAAGCTGGACGCGCAGACAAAACCAAAGCACAACACGCTTTCCGAAGTTGCACGGAAGGCAAACGCTATGGGGCTTACATACGGGCAATATATGACATTGCAGAAAGGACGGTGATTTGATGACAGACGTGAAGAAATACCTTTCGCAGATCAGGCGCTATGATTCCCGGATCAATGCGAAGCTGGAAGAGCGTGACCGGCTGAAGGCGATGATGACAAAGATCACGCCAACGCTGCGGAACATTCCTTCTTCCGGCAGCGGTGGACAAGACAAAATTTCGGACGCCATGGCAAAGCTCATCGACCTTGAAGCGGAGATCAACCGCGAGATTGATTCCCTTGTGGATGCAAGAAATTCCGTGGTCGGCACAATCGACAAAGTAACGGACACACAAATGCACGAGGTTCTTTGCAAGCGGTACATAGCATTTAAAACATGGGAGCAAATCGCGTTTGAAATCGGCAAATCCTATCAATGGACGTGGAGCATTCACGGCAAAGCGCTTCAGGCTGTTGAAGAAATTCTGAAAAAATCCGAAAAAAATTGCAACAGTTGATAGAAATTGATAGTTGAAATGTGATATTGTTATTGTAGAAAAATTACACAGATGGCGATCAGCCAGCCGGGTTTTGCTCCTTTCCCCGGCTGGCTTTTATTATGCCATGAAAGAAGGTGATGATTGTGGCAAAGCTTACAGCAAAACAGCAGCGCTTTTGTGATGAATATCTGATTGACCTTAACGCGACGCAGGCCGCAATCAGAGCCGGTTACAGCAAAAAGACGGCGCGTGTGATAGGACAGCAAAACTTATCAAAACTTGCCGTGAAAAACTATATAAACGAACGCATGAAAGAAAAGGAAGCTGAACTGATCGCTGATAGTGATGAAGTGATGAGGTATCTAACGTCCGTTCTTCGCGGACAATCACAGTCTGAAGTTGTCGTTGTTGAAAATATCGGTGATTACATGAGCGAAGCGCGGCTTATTCAGAAAGCGCCCGACGAAAAAGAACGCCTGAAAGCCGCCGAGCTGCTTGGCAAGGCGCACCAAATTTTTGTTGATAAAGTTGAGCAGACCGTTGACATGGATTTGAACATAACGGTTGATTACGGTGATGACGAATGAGCAACCGCAGCAAAGGGAACAGAAAGGCGCAAAGGGAAAGACGATATGAGCGCCGGAAGCTGCGCCCGGAAAGGCAGAAAGAAAAGCACATTCTGATTGACGGCAATTACTCTTTCTTTCCTGCCGCATATTGCAAACACTATCAGGCGTGGCTTACGGTCGGCCTGATGCAAGTCCACAGATGCGCGGAAAGGCAATGCGGACGGCTGGAAAAAGGGGAAATTGCGAATGAAGATTAACGTTCTCGGAACAGAATACACACTGACCGTATGCAGCGAAAATGAAGATTTGCGCTTGAACGGGTTTGACGGTATCACCGATGAAACCATCAAAGAGCTGCTTGTTGAATCATACGAAAAAGACCGGGGCGATCCGAACTGCAAGAAAAATCTGCAAGTGCAGATCAACAAGGTCAAGCGGCATGAAATCATTCACGCTTTTCTTTTTGAAAGCGGTCTGGCTGAAAATTCCGAATGGGCGCAGAACGAAGAAATGATTGATTTCTTTGCTATCCAGTTTCCGAAGCTGCTTGAAGCGTTCAAGGCGGCGGATGCGTTGTGAACATCAAAGTGCAAGCAAATCCCTGTTTCAAAGAGGTTGACCGCAGCGACAAGCGCTATATTGTCATGAAAGGATCGGCTGGCAGCGGAAAGAGTGTTGACACGGCGCAGAATTACATCCTGCGGCTGATGCAGGACAAAGGGCGCAACCTTGTTTGCATCCGCAAGTCCGACATAACGAACCGTGACAGCACCTTTGCAGAGCTTACAGGCGCTATATACCGGATGTTTGGCGATCAGGCAGAACGGTATTGGCAAATCAATATGTCCCCTCTGAAGCTCACCTGTAAAGCCAACGGCAACCAGATCATCTTCCGGGGCATGAACGATGACAAGCAGCGAGAAAAGCTGAAGTCAATCACCTTCCAGCGCGGCAAGCTGACAGACGTTTGGTGCGAGGAAGCAACCGAGCTGACACAGGCCGACGTTGAGATCATAGATGACCGTCTGCGCGGCGAGCTGCCGCCCGGACAGTTTTATCAAATCAGGATGACATTCAATCCGGTGAATAAGAATCACTGGATCAAGAAGGTCTTTTTTGACATTCCCGATCCGAACGTACTGACACACCACAGCACCTATCAAATGAACCGCTTCATTGACGAAGCATACCGCGCCAGAATGGAGCGCCGCCGCCTTGTCGATCCCGAAGGCTACAGAATCTATGGCTTGGGCGAATGGGGCGAAATCGGCGGCCTGATCCTTCACAACTGGGAGATCAAAGAAGTCAGCCTGAATCTGAATGATTACGACGATGTAGCAATCGGGCAGGACTTCGGTTTTAACCACGCCAACGCAATCCTGCTGCTGGGCATCAAGGACGATGACATTTCCATACTGTCTGAAATCTACGTCTTTGAAAAGGACACAGCAGAGATCATCCAGCTTGCAGCCAGCATTCCACGGAATAAACAGATGTGGTGCGACAGCGCCGAGCCTGACCGCATTAAGATGTGGCAGAAGGCCGGTTTCCGCGCCCGTGGCGTGGACAAGGGCGGCAGCGCCGGAAGCGTCAAGGCACAGATTGACTGGCTCAAACAGCGGAAAATTTTTGTCCATCCGCATTGCGTGAACACCATTAAAGAGTTGCAGCAATGGAAATGGAAAAAAGATGATAAGTCAGGAGAATATCTTGATGAGCCTGTCCCCTTCCAAGATGACGCAATGGCAGCGTTGCGTTACGGCGTCGAAGGCTGGCGCAAGGTCAAACGCTGGCTATATTAAATTTTTAACATTGTGAAAGTGAGTGCCACAACATGGATGAATACGGAAGAAGGCTGACCGCCGTGGAAGAACGGTCTAAATCCAACACGCACAGAATCGATGAGCTATACAAAAAGCAGGAAGAAATGATCGAAACGATTAAGACCGTCGCTGTCATGGCGTCCGAACAAACGCACATTAAGGCCGATGTTTCGGAGATAAAAAGCGATGTAAAGAAGCTCATGGGCAGGGATGGCAGACGTTGGGAAATGGTGGTCGAAAAGGTCATCCTTCTTGCCGTCGCCGCGATGGTCGGCTATGTCCTGCTGAAAATCGGGCTTCAGTAAAAAAGGAAGGTGAAAATCCATGCTTTCCATTGAGGAAATCAAAAGTTTTATAGACCGGGACGCATCCAGCGACAAGAAAAAGCTTGCGCGTATCGGCTTGCGTTACTACGAAGGAAATCACGACATAAAGGATTATAAACTCTTCTTTATTGACGCAGACGGCAAACTGAAAGAGGACAAAACAAAATCCAACATAAAAATCAGTCATCCGTTCTTCCGGCTGCTGGTGGATCAGCAAGCACAGTATATGCTTTCCGGTCACGGCGGCTTTGTGAAGTCCGATGATCCGAAACTTCAGACCGAGCTTGACGCCTATTTCAACGAAAATGAATCCTTCGTTGCAGAGCTGTCAGCGTTGATTACCGGCGCTGTTTCTGCTGGCTTTGCATATATGTATGCATACAAAGACGAAAGCGACAGGACGGCGTTTCAGTACGCTGACGGAATCGGCGTTGTGGAAGTCAGCGAGAAAGAAGCGGAAGATAAATGCGCCTATGTGATCTATTGGTACATTGACCGCATTTGCAAGGATAACAAGAAGATCAAGCGTATTCAGGTTTGGGATAATGAAAAAACATATTATTTCAAGCAGGAAGACGAAGGAAAGATCGAGCCTGACAACTGCTTCACACAGAAAGAAAGCGGTAATCCAGTTAACGAGCGTAAGCATATCATTTACGAAAATGATGACGACAACGACGGGACGGATGATAAAGGATATGGCGTCATTCCATTCTTCCGGCTGGACAACGGAAAGAAACAGATTTCCGGCTTAAAAACCATCAAAGCCCTGATTGATGATTACGACCTTATGAACGCCGGTCTTTCCAACAATATTCAGGACACGAACGAAGCCCTGTATGTGGTGAAGGGCTTCCAAAGTGACAATCTGGATGAGCTTATGACGAACATCAGGGTCAAAAAGCACATCGGCGTTGAAGGCGGCGAAGGAAGCGGCGTGGACATCAAGACCGTTAACATCCCCGTGGAAGCCAGAAAAACGAAGATGGAAGTGGACGAAAAGAACATCTTCCGTTTCGGTCAGGGCGTGAACACGGAAGCGCTGAAGGACACAAGCGCCACAACGTCCATTGCAATCAAGAGCGCCTATGCAAATCTTGACCTGAAGTGTGACGGCTTGCAGCCGTTCCTTCTTCAGTTCATGCGGAAGCTGCTGAAGCTGGTGTTGAAAGAAATCAACGACACGCAGAACACGGACTATGAACAGAAAGACGTCTATTTCGACTTTGAGCGCGAGATTATCACCAATGCGCAGGAAAACGCGCAGATTGACCTAACCAAAGCGCAGGAGCAGCAGACAAAGATCACGACGATCTTGAACACGTCCGCGCAGCTTGGGCAGGAATTGACCATGCAGCTTATCTGTGAAGCGCTTGAATTGGACTACGACGATGTAAAGGACAATCTGCCGAAGCCGGAAGATGATCCGACAGCGGCAGCCAAGACCGCGCTGAATGGCATTGTGCCGGAAGGTGATGTAATGTGAACCGATGGGAAAAGGAAGTGCAGCAGTCCCTTCTTGATTCGGAAGAAGCGGCTTTGAAGGAGCTTGAAGCGCAGTACGCGCGAGCGCTGCGAGACATCAACGAAAAGGTCAAAGGCTTTCAGGCTGACATTGACCTTCTGGATCAGGCGCTTTCGCAGGACGGCTTGGATGACGCTGCAAGGGCGCTGCTGCAATCGCAGAAGCGGTCAAAGGTTTATCAGCAGCAGTACCAAAAAGCCCTTCAGGGGCAAGTCAGCGGCATTCTGGACAAGCTCCACGGCGACAATTACGCCACGATTGAAGGCTATCTGAAAGGCTGCTACGATGACGGATACATCGGCACGATGTACGACATAGCAAAGCAGGGCGTCCCGGTCATCGCGCCGATAGATCAGGCCGCAGCGGTCAAGGCTATTCTGACAGATTCCAAAGTCAGCGGCGGTTTGTATAACCGCTTGGGCGTGGACGTGGCAAAGCTGAAAAAGACCATCACGCAGGAGATCAGCCGGGGCATTGCTTCTTCTCTCCCCTATCGTGACATTGCCCGGAACATCGGCAACGTGTCCGGCGCTCCGCTGTCCAGAGCAAAGACAATCGCCCGGACGGAAGGCCACAGAATACAGCAGACATCTTCCCGCGATGCGCAGTATGCCGCAAAAGCCAAGGGCGCGGACGTTGTGAAGCAATGGGACGCTGCGCTTGACGGGCGCACACGCGATTCCCACAGGCGCGTTGACGGCGAGATTCGGGAGCTGGACGAAAAGTTCTCTAATGGCTTGATGTTCCCCGGCGATCCCAACGGCAGCGCTGCCGAAGTGGTAAACTGCCGCTGCACGTCCAACACACGGGCGCGGTGGGCGCTCGGCGAAGAAGAGCTGCAAACGCTCAAAGACCGCGCTGAATACTTCGGGCTTGACAAGACGAAAAACTTTGAAGAGTACAAGCAGAAGTTTTTGACGGCTGCTGAAAGCGTTTCTTCTTCGCCGATAACTACTAAGCCCAAAAAGGAATATCTGACGGAGAAAAAGCTCGGACAAAAAATCGATGACATAAGCAAACAGCAAGCAAGTCTGATTTCAAGCTATAAGGATACTGATGACTTTTTGAAAAATGCATCTGCTTTTGATGTTGATTCTTACAACGCGCTTGAAAAACAAAAACTTGAATATCAAGCAAAACTTGACGCCAAGGTCATTGCGAAGCAGAAAAAAAATCTTATTAAGCAGGAAGCTGATATTCAAAATCAAATTGCAAGCGTTGAAGCCAACAGCAAGACTTATAGTTTTCCCGGAAAAAGCGGAAAATGGACGAATGTTTCCGCAGATGATTGGGACGATATCAAAGACGATATTGACAAGAAAAAGAAATACTTTGAAAATCTGGCTATTAAAGCTCAAGATCAGACCGAATTTGATAAATATGCCGCTTATGTAAAACAGCTTAGCGAGTTGGAAACGGACGGGAAGCATCTTGCTGGGTTAAAAGCAGACTTGGCAAAAGTTCAAAGCCAGATTAACAATATCGGGAAAGGGAAGCCGTCATCCTCTTCCGTCAGCCAGATTGTTTCAAATGCAAAAACGTTTAGCAACGCGCCGGATGCTGTACAATACCACACAGCGAACAATTTTAGCCAAAACTTCTGGAACAACACATTGTCCCCGGATGAAAGAAACGCAATCAAGAAATACACCGGAAGCAGTTACCGCGCAATGAATACGGATTTGCGAACCGGTCATTATGCAACATCATCTGTGAAGGGGTATATAGACGATTGCACAAGCGCATTGGCGAAATGTGCGATTGCTGATGATGTTGTTGTGTATAGGGGGATGGGGTCTCAAAAATCGGTTGCAAGGCTGTGCAGCGTATCTGAAAGAGACCTTGCTATACAAAGTGTAAGGGACGCATTGATCGGCACGCGCATTACGGAAAAAGGTTTCATGTCAACCGCAATCGTGAGCGGGAAAGCGTGGAGCGGTGCGCAATTGGAAGTCTATCTTCCCAAAGGTGCGCACGGAATGTATGTTGATCCTGTTTCAACTTTCAGCGGAGAATTGGAACTGCTTTTGCAACGAAATTCAACGTTTGAAATACAAGATATTATTGCAAACAGCAACGGCGAAGTTACTAAGATAGTTCTTGTTCTTATCGACCAGACAATTTGACAAATCGGCATACATATATTATTATATTATATCCAGAAAGAAGGTGTGAATTATGAGCGAAAATGAATACGCCGCAGAAAGAATCGCGAAGGATTTTTCGCCTGATACGCCTGTGGATGACATAGTGTGTAAAGATTGCACTTTCAGAAAACGTGACCTTATTGTGAACGGCAGAACGGTTGTAAAAGGCTATAAAAACGGCTATTGTCAGATTTATTCATCTGATAAAGGCAAGCCCAATTCCATTTTGTTTTCAAGTTCTGATTGTGAGTATTACGAAAAGGAATGACATATTGAAAAATAAACTAAAATCTGCAATTTACGGTCTTGCGGTTGCTGATGCGATTGGCGTTCCGTATGAGTTCCGAAGCCGAGGAACATTTAAGGCAACTGACATGATTGGATACGGTTCACACAATCAGCCAAAAGGCACATGGTCAGATGATACAAGCATGACGCTTGCAACCTGCGCTTCAATCAAAGACTGTGGCTGCATAGATGTTTCTGATATGCTCGAAAAATTCCGGGCGTGGGCGTATAAAGGCGAATACGCCATTGATGGCCGTGTGTTTGATATTGGCTGCACAACGTCTGAAGCCCTTTATACAGGAACAGGCAGAGCCGATGAGAGATCAAACGGAAACGGTTCTTTGATGCGTATAATCCCTCTTGCTTTTACTGACGCGGAGGATGATACAATCAAGTCGGTGTCTGCTATTACACACGCACACAATATTTCAAAAGCTGCTTGTGTATGCTATGTGCATATAGTCCGGTCGCTGATTCAGGGTGGAAAGCTGAAAGCTGTCCTTGAAAGCCTTGAAAACCCGTTTGAAAGAATCAACACTATCAGTACACTTGAAGAAAGTGAAATAAAATCGAGCGGCTATGTTGTTTCCACTCTGGAAGCAGCTTTGTGGGCTGTCTCCACGACTGACAATTATTGTGACGCAGTTCTGAAAGCCGTCAACCTTGGCAATGACACTGATACTGTTGGAGCTGTTGCCGGTGGTCTTGCTGGGATTATCTATGGCATTGAAGAAATCCCGGCAGAATGGCTTGATTCATTGAAAGGCAAAGACATAATTGATAATTGCTTGTTTTAAAAGCACCATGCAACCGCACGGTGCTTTTTCTATGACCATTTTCGTGACCTCACGAAAATGATAAGCAAACAAACAAGCAAACAATTTAACAAACTTCGTAAGAAAGCAGTTGTTCGGTTTTTCCGAACGGCTGCTTTTAATATTTTATGAAAGGTGGAAAAACAATGAAAAGATGTTGGAAGAACTGGATCAAGGCGGCGGGCATCCGTGCGCTGAAGACCGTTGCGCAGACTGCCGTTGCTACCATCGGCACGTCCGCTGTGATGTCGGAAGTAAACTGGCTCATGGTGGGCAGCGCTTCCCTGCTGGCCGGTGTGCTGTCCCTGCTGACTTCCCTTGCCGGTATCCCGGAAGAGTGTCCGGAAGAGGTCGAAGGGACTGACGCCGAATGAGCGTTATTGAAAAGGCGATATCCCAGATGGAATCGTGGGCGGACGATCCCGCCCACGGTTACGACCAGCGTTACAGATGGGGCGAATACGGAGATTTTGACTGTTCTGCCGCTGTGATTCAGGCGTGGGAAAACGCCGGTGTGCCGGTCAAGAGCAACGGCGCAACATATACCGGCAACATGCTTGCGGTTTTCAAGCGCTGCGGCTTTGAAGATGTAACAAGCAAAATCAACCTTTCCACAGGCAATGGCCTTGTTCGCGGTGATGTGCTTTTGAATGTAACACACCATACCGCTATGTTTTGCGGCAACGGCTATGAAGTCGAAGCGTCCGGCAACGAAAAAGGCGGCATCACAGGCGGTAAACCGGGAGATCAGACCGGGGGCGAGTTCCTAAAGCGCCGTTATCGGAATTTCCCGTGGACAAACATTTTGCGCTATACCGGCGCAGGGAACACCGCTTCTTCGGCTATCAAAGAAACCGGCAGCACGGGCAAGACCTACACCGTCAAGGCCGGGGATTCCCTTTGGAGCATCGCGGCAAATCAGCTCGGAGACGGGACGCGCTGGAAAGAGATCAAAACGCTGAACGGACTGGCTTCCGATCTTATCCACGCAGGGCAGGTGCTGAAGATTCCCGGTGCTGCCGGAGAAGCCGCAGAAGCGCCCACAAGCGCCGCAGCGGAAACCTGCACCGTTACCCTTCCCCTGCTGAAAAGAGGGCACACGGGGCTTTCTGTAAAGGCTCTGCAAACGCTTCTGGTCTTGCGCGGAATGTCCGTGGACGTTGACGGCAGCTTCGGCGAGAAAACCGAAAGCGCTGTAAGGTCGTTCCAGACGGCAGCAAAGATTCTTTCTGACGGCGAGGTCGGAAAAGATACTTGGAAAGCCCTGATCGGCTGACCGAAAAAAAAGATTAAAGCAGTTGTTCGGAAATTCCGAATGGCTGCTTTTTTCATAGTCCTGAACGAGACGCTTAAACCGTTCAAGATCGTCCTTGCGCCGGACGCTTAAACAGGCGCTTGTCTGCGGTGACACCGCGATTAAAAACATCGACAAAGGAAGGATAAACACATGGAATTTCTGAAAGAGATTTTGGGCGAAGAGCTTTTCAAGCAGTTTGAAACGGCGGTCAACGCCTACAACGGCAGCGAAGCCAACAAGGACAAGCAGATCAAGATTGCCAATCTTGGCGGCGGTGAGTATGTCGGCAAGGGCAAATATGACGCGCTTCAGGCGCAGCTTGACGGCAAGGCCGCCGAGCTTGACACGGCCAACGGCCTGATTGCCGAGCTGAAGAAAGGCACGAAAGGCAATGAAGAGCTTCAGGGTAAGATCACTGGTTATGAAACGCAGGTGCAGCAGCTTCAGGCAGAGCTTGAAAAGACGAAGCTTGAAAACGCGATCCAGCTTGCCCTTCGTGACGCAAAGGCGGTCGATCCTGAATATCTGGCGTTCAAGCTGCGCGAAAAGTACAAGCCGGAAGAGCTGACGCTTGACGAAAACGGCAAAGTCAAGGGCATGGATGACAAGCTGGCCGGGCTGAAAACGCAGTTCCCGAATCAGTTTGAAAGTGCCGGGCAGAAGAAAGTCAAGGAAAACAAGCTGCCGGAAGGCGACCACGGCGGCGGTGAAGCCGAGCCGAAATCCCTTGAAGACGCGCTGAAACTGGCCTATGAGCCGAAAAACGAATAATTAAGAAATGAGGTAAATTACTATGGCTATGACCCTTGCTGAAATGAAGGTCGGTATGTCCGACAAGGTTTCCCAGCAGATTGTTGATATCTTTCTGCGTGAATCCGAAATTCTTCAGATGCTTCCGTTTGACAACTGCGTTTCCCCGCAGGGCGGCAGCACTCTGACGTATAGCTACATCCAGAAGAAGCTTCCGGCTGTGGCTGCTTTTCGTGCGCTGAATGCGGAGTACACCGCGAATCAGGCGACCGTTGAGAAGAAGACGGCTGACCTGAAAATCTTCGGCGGCAAGTTCCAGATTGACCGTGTGCTGAAGGCTGCGGAAGGCCCGTACAACAACATGGCCTATCAGATTCGCGAGAAGGTGCTTGCTGCGATCAGCCTGTTCCATTACACGCTTGTCAACGGCAACGCTACCACGGCGACCACCGAGTTTGACGGCCTTGACAAGATGCTTACCGGCACTACGTCCGAGTTCAACACCGGCACCGGTTCTGCTATCGACATCAGCACCATGACCGCCCTGAAGAGCAATGCGGATCAGCTCTATGAGCAGATTCAGCTTCTCATCAAGAACACCAATGCTGACGCCCTGCTGATGAACAGCTCCATGATTGCCAAAGTGCAGACGATGGCGCGTATTCTCGGCTACAAGACCGAATCCGAAGAAGCTTTTGGCCGTAAGGTCACGTCTATGGACGGTGTGCGCTTCATGGACTTGGGCAAGCACTACACGGTTTCCGACACCACCGTCACCGGCAACGACTGTGTGAAGGCAGGTATCAGCCGCAACATTGGTGCTTCCAATGCCGCCGTCACCGGCCTGACGGACATCTATGCCGTCAAGTTTGACGTCATGGACGGCTTCCACGCCGCTTCCCTGACCGGCAACAGCGCCATTCACCAGTATCTCCCCGACTTCAACGCGCCCGGCGCCGTGAAGGACGGCGAAGTTGAAATGGTCGCTGCGACCGTGCTGAAGAACACCGCACACGCTGGCGTTCTCCGCAACATCAAAATCGCGTAAGAAAGGACGTGTAATAAAATGGCAGCGAAGAAAACGAAGAAAGTCACCGGCTACGAAATTAAGGTGGTTACCAATCCCAGCTTCTGCGGCATCGACGCTGGCGGCGTCCAGTTTTCCTACGGCAAGGCGCAGATTACGGAAGGCCGCATGGTCGAGTGGTTTCGTGAGCATGAAGGCTATGAAGTGACCGAAATCACGGTCGAGGAAGACGAAGCGCCCAATGCCCCGGAAGCGTAAGGCGGTGCGCTTATGTTAATGACCGTTGCCGAACTGCGGCAGTTTGTGACAACGGATGAAACGGATCAGGCGCTGGAAGCACGTCTTTCAGCGCTTGAGCTGCTTATCCGGGCATATACGAACAACAATTTTCAGGTTCGGGCTTTCCGGGCGGTTGCTGTGGCCGCTTCTTCCGGTCATCAGCTTGTGACTGCGGCAAACAATCCCTTCAAAGCCGGAGACACGTTGCAGATTACGGAATCCGAGTTGAACGCCGGGCTTGTCAACGTCAGAACATCTTCGGGCGGCATTATTACGGTCAAGGAAGAGCTGTTTGACGAAAGCGGCGTTGTCATCACGAAGGTTGTCTATCCGATGGACATCAAGCTTGGCGTTGCTAATATGCTGAAATGGCAGCTCGACAACGGCGACAAGGTAGGCGTCCAGTCAGAGACGATCAGCCGCCATTCTGTGACGTATTTCAACATGGACGGGGATAATTCCACCATGGGCTTTCCTAAATCCCTGCTGGGCTTCCTGAAGCCTTATATGAAGGCTCGCTTTGGACAGGGGTTGAGAGTATGAAAGGCATAGGCGGCAATATCACAGCGGTCATTCAGACCGCCACAACCGCACAGAACGCCATTGGCGAACAGGTCAAGACATGGGCAGACGCCCAAACGCTCAAAGGCTGGCTTGACCTGTCTGCCGGTGACAGCAAATATACGACCTACAATGCCAAGCTTCAGGAATCAACGCACGTTTTCATTGCTGACTATGTGGCGCTCGCGTCCGGCATCGCTGCGGAAAATTCCCGGATGGTTATCAACAGCAAAGTCTATGACGTGCTTCTGATTGATAATCCTATGGAGATGGGCAGCGGATCGCAGCTTGAAATCTATCTGAAGTTTACCGGGGGTCAGTAAAATGTCTGTGCAATTTCAGGATTTCAGCATTCAGGTAAATGAAGCAGTTGATGAAAAAACCGTTCAGTTCCTTGAAGAAGCCGCTTCAGAAATCGAATCAGCCGCAAGGCGAAATTCCCGCGTCGCCAGCGGACAGTTGAAAGGCTCATGGAATCACCAAGTGAACGAATCGGCGAAAGAAGCTAAAGTCGGAAGTCCGCTGGAAAATGCCATTTGGGAAGAGTTCGGCACGGGCGAATATGCCGCCCACGGGGACGGCAGAAAGGGCGGCTGGTCGTATCAGGACGATTCCGGGAATTGGCATCATACAAAAGGCAAAACGCCGAACCGGACGCTTCAGAGGGCGTTTGAAGGAACGAAAGCCGCGATCATCCGCCGGGCGAAGGAAATCTTTAAGGAGCTGGGCACATGACAATGAAACCGCTTGAAATCGTTTCTTCCGCCATGAAATCCCTTGGTATTGCCTACGGCTTCGGCTCTTACGCCGGGAACGCTGCCGGAAAAATCGTCTATCCTTATTTCGTGGGTGAGTACATCGAAAGCCCGCCGCTGAATGAGGACGGACAGCAGACGGCAACGATCATGCTGACAGGCTTTCACCGGGGGACATGGCAGGAGCTTGAAACGGCAAAAGCAAAAATTGAATCCTATTTTAACAAGGTGTGTGGAAAAACGGTCATGGCTGACGATGGTTCAGCCGTGGCCATTTTTTACGATTCAGCCTTGATTATCCCGAAAGAGGACGCCGAGCTGAAGAGCGTCCAGATCAATCTATCCGTGCAGGAATGGAGTGTGAAATAAAATGGCTATTGCAGGAAAACACGGCGTGACCGAAAACACGCCGAAAAACATTCTTTTCGGTGCTGGCACGATCCACAAGGGGCTGAAATACACGTCCAATGCGTGGAACTTTGAAGCGTCCCTTGTCGGCGCTACTTCCGGCGGCTCTAAGCTTTCAATTATCCCGGAAATCACCAACATTGAGGTTGACGGTGTTCTTGTGAAAGCGAAGGGACTTGCCGCCAAGACCGGCGAGACCGCGAGCATGGAAGTCAACTTCATTGAGCTGACGAAAGACATCATCAAAGCGGCAACGTTCGGCACGGAAGGCACTTCCGCCGACGTTGCGAAGTATGATGTTATCGAAAGCAAGTCCAACATTGCCACGGGCGACTATTGGGAAAATATCGCCTTTGTCGGAAAGACGCTGGAAGGCGAAAACATCATCGCCATTTTGGACAATGCCCTTGTAACGTCCGGCTTTGAGCAGGAAGGCAAGAACAAGGAAGGCGCTGTCGGCAAGTATACCTTCGAGTGCTATGCCGAGCTGACCGGCGAGCTGGACAAGCTGCCTTGGCATATCTACTATCCGAAGGCTACTTAAACGGAAAGGCAGGGGTCTCCCCTGCCTTTTTTCAACATCCTATAAAAATTCTGAAGGGGTTTTAATACATGACCGAAAAAACATACACGCTGCGCGGACTGACCGCCGAAGACGTTTTCCCGATGCTGAAGATCATTTCCGGGATCGGGCTAAAGGAATTCAAGGGTTGCTTTGAATCGGAAGAGCTGCGCACGGCGATCCGCAGCATGACCGTCGAAAAAGAAGATGGCGCAGAGGGCGCGGAGATCGACACCACGGCGCTGGGGCTGATGGTTGCGGTCGATGTGGCGTCCGTCATCATTGCCAACGTTCCGAAGTGCAAGGATGACATTTACACGCTTCTTTCCGGGCTGTCCGGCATGAGCAAGAAAGAGATTGCCGCGCTGCCGATGAATGTTTTCCTTTCGATGATCGTTGATGTGGTCAAAAAAGAGGAATTCAAGGATTTTTTCGGGGATGTTGCCGGGCTGTTTCGCTAAACGACATCCGGTTTATTGACCTTCTGTTTCAACGATATTCAAGCCCGTTGATTTTGCTGAATCAGATGATAAAGACAGGACGGCTTGACGAATTCATTTCAGAGCTTGTGGACATCCGAAACGAAGAGCTTGAAGAAAAGGCAACGTGGGAATTTTGGCTGCACAAGGACTTTGAACGTTCTTACAATGAGTGCCGCGAAGCAATGAACCGTCAGCCGCCGAAAACCGCAACGAAAGAAGATCTTGCCGCCATTGTGAAGCACACAATGGAAATGGATTTTGTGCCACCTGACGCATAATGCAGCCCCTATCTGCCCTATTTCAATTAGGGGGATAGCAACATGGAACTTTTCAAGCTGCTCGGCACGATTGCCGTTGACAACGCACAGGCGAAAGAAGCCATTGACGATACCGCGAACAAAGCGGAAGCCGGAAGCAAGAAAACCGATTCGTCTTTTAAGAAAATCGGCGAATCTGCGCTGAAAATCGGAAAATCCGTGCTGACTGCCGGTGCTGCTTTGGGCGGCGCATGGATAGCAGCAATCGAAAGTTCCAGAGAATATAGAACCGAAATGGGCAAGCTTGACACGGCCTTTGTCACGAACGGACATTCTTCCGAAGCGGCAAAAAAGACGTATCAAGACTTGCAAGCCGTCCTTGGCGATACGGACGTATCGGTTGAAGCTGCAAACCATCTTGCCGTAATGACGGATAACGAAAAGGATTTGCAGACATGGACGGACATTTGCACCGGCGTCTTTGCTACGTTCGGGGACAGCTTGCCCATTGAGGGCTTGACAGAAGCGGCTAACGAGACCGCGAAAACCGGACAGCTTACAGGCGGCCTTGTCGATGCGCTGAACTGGGCAGGAATCGGAGAAGAAGAGTTTCAGGCAAAACTTGACGCTTGCAGCACCGAGCAGGAGCGCCAGAAGCTTATTATGGACACGCTGAACGGCACATATAAGAAAGCGTCCGAGCAGTACAAAGAGACGAATAAAGACGTTATGGCGGCAAATAGAGCCAATGAAAAGCTATCGTCTGCCTTTGCCGAGCTTGGGCGCGTCGGCGAACCTATTTTGACCACCATCAAGAATAAGACCGCTGAAATGGTTGCCGCTGCTGCTCCCCTGCTCCAATCCTTTATAACGAAAATAAAGGACATGATTAAATGGTTCAAGCAGAACAAAAGCACCGTGCACGCGTGGGCGGCGGGTATCCTTGCGGCAACGGTCACGGTTTCCGGGTTTGTCCTTGTGCTGAAGTGGGGCAGCATAATGAGCAAGGCCACGACCGCGCTGAAGCTTGTCACAGGCGGCGTGAAGGCGTTGAATCTGGCAATGAAGGCAAATATAATCGGGCTTATTGTCTCGCTTATTATCGGCCTTGTGGCGGCTTTCGTGTACCTTTGGAAAAACAACGAGGGTTTCCGCAACTTCTGGCTGAAGATGTGGGAGAAAATCAAGTCGGCAACGTCGTCAGCGGTCGCGTGGATCAAAAACAAGTTTGGCGATTTGAAAAGCGCTGTTTCCAAGGTGAAGAACACCTTCGGCAGCATTAAGGACGCCATTGCTGACAAGATCGAGGGAGCGCGGGACGCCGTAAAGAACGCCATTGACAAAATCAAGGGCTTCTTCCCTTTGAGTATCGGAAAGATTTTCAGCAACTTGAAAATCCCGAAGATCAGCGTGTCAGGCGGAAAAGCTCCTTTTGGCATCGCCGGAAAAGGCAAGCTTCCGAATTTTAATGTCAAGTGGAACGCCGAAGGCGGCATCCTTGACAAAGCAACAATCTTCGGGCGTGTGGGCGATACGTTGCTTGGCGGCGGCGAAGCCGGAGCGGAAGCCATAGCGCCCATTGATACGCTGCTGGATTATGTCCGGATAGCGGTAAGGGGCGAGAATGAGGGCGTCCGAAAAACGCTCATCGAGCAGACGCAGCTTTTAATTGATTTCCTTGCACGGTCTATGCCGCATGGTGTACGGCTTGATTCCGGCGTCCTTGTCGGAGAGCTTACACCGGCAATAGATATGCAGCTTTCGGATAGGTGGAATCATGCCCAGAGGGGCAACACACGATAGAAGGTCACGTTTCCGGTGACCTTCTTTTTTTCTACTTCACAGAAAGAAGGTGAAGGTCATTGGAATTATTTAAAATTTTCGGCAGAATCGCCGTGAACAACGAAGAAGCGCACAGAGAGCTTGACACAACAACGGGCAAGGCAAAAGAAGCAAGCGAAAAGATTGGGAAATTCTTTGGTTCTGTTGCAAAAACCGTTGGAAAAGCGTCTCTTGCAGCAATCGGCGCGGCAGCAACCGGAATCGCCGCACTTACAAAATCAGCCGTTGAAAACTATGCCAACTATGAACAGCTTGTCGGCGGCGTTGAAACGCTTTTCAAGGATAGCAGCAGCAAAGTCCTTGAATATGCCAACCGCGCCTACAAAACCGCGGGCCTTTCCGCAAATGACTACATGGAGACGGTCACAAGCTTTTCTGCTTCCCTGCTTCAGTCTTTGGGCGGTGACACGGAAAAAGCGGCAGAGATCGGCAACATGGCGGTTATTGACATGGCCGATAACGCAAACAAAATGGGTTCAAGCATTGAATCGATTCAAAACGCCTATGCCGGTTTTGCAAAGCAGAACTATACCATGTTGGACAACCTGAAGCTCGGTTATGGCGGAACAAAAGAAGAAATGCAACGCCTGATTGACGATGCAAACGCATTGAACAAGGCGCAGGGCAACATGACGAAATACAGCATTGACAGTTATGCCGATATCGTCAACGCAATTCACGACGTGCAAACAGAAATGGGCGTCACCGGCACAACGGCGCTGGAAGCGTCCACGACCATTCAGGGCAGTCTTGCATCCACAAAAGCGGCGTGGGATAACTGGCTGACAGGCACGGGGAGCGTTGACGCGCTTGTCGGAACAGTCGTTAATTCTGCCGGACTTCTCGCAAAGGCTATCGGCGACATTCTGCCGAGCCTGACAACCGGCATTTCGCAGCTTGTGTCGCAGCTTGCGCCGGAGATTCCGCCGCTTATCAATCAGCTCTTGCCGAGCATTATAGACAGCATCACAACGATGATAAGCAGCCTTGGAAGTCAGCTTCCGGCAATTCTCGCAACCATTTTGCCGGTAATCACAGGCAGTGCGCCGCAGATCATCAACACACTTATTACTGCGCTTATTTCCAGCTTGCCGATCATCGTTTCGTCCGCCGGTCAGCTTATCCTTGCTCTGGCAGCTGGCATTTCACAGAGCCTTCCGACGCTGATTCCGACAATCGTTGATGTCGTTTTACAGATCGTGATGACGCTTGTAGAAAATGTCAACCTTCTTGTTGATGCGGCGGTCAATCTTATTTCCGCGCTGGCTGAAGGGCTTATCGCTGCGCTTCCGATTCTGATTGCGCAAGCGCCGACGATCATTTCAAGGCTGGTGCAGGAACTGATCGCTGCCGCGCCGCAGCTCCTGTTGTCGGCGGCTGAAATCGTTGTGCAGATCGTTTCCGGCATTGCCGACAATCTTTTCGCGCTTGGCAAATCTGCCGGTGAGATCATAACGACCATTGTTGAAGGCATTGGCGAAATGTGGGGCAGCCTTGTTGGTGTAGGCTCGCAGGTCGTGGCAAAAATCCGCGAAGGCATTTCCAACGCATGGCAGGGGTTGAAAAACTGGTTCAAAGGTCTTTGGGACGGCTTGTTTGGCGGCCTGAATGTCAATGTTGGCGTCAGCGGGAGCGGTGGAAAATCGGCAGCGTCCGGTCTTGAATATGTGCCGCGAAACAACTTCCCGGCGCTGCTCCATGAGGGCGAAGCGGTGCTGACGGCATCGGAAGCCAAAGCGTGGCGCAAGGGCAGCGGCGGCGCAGGAAACGGCGTCGTTATCAATCAGTACATCAACGCACCGGCGCAGACGCCCGTTCAGCTTGCGAGCGCAACGGCGGCTTATTTCGAGCAAGCGAGGTGGGCAATTTGAATTTCAACAATCTTTCCAAGCTGTTCCGCTACATCAACGACAACGGCGACAGCATCACGTTTGACTATGCCGGGGGCTTCCTCATCAATAAGCCTTCCGGCATTGATACGCTGTCAATCAACTTGTCACAGGCGCAGGGCATCAATCAGGTAGGCGCGACGATCCAAAGCACCAACATCCAGCCGCGCCCGGTGACGATCACCGGCTATCTTGTTGGCGATATGCAGACGGAGAACAAGGAAAAGCTTCTGTCCGTTGTTCGTCCCGATCTCGGCGGCAAGCTGTATGCAGATGACTATTATCTGTCCGTCTATCCGACAGCAACGCCGACGATTGAGCCGAAGCGACAGCTTGCACAGTTTCAGCTTTCGCTTCTTGCGGCATATCCGTATTGGTGTAAAGACGATTCCGCAAGCGCCACGCTTTCCGGCGTTCAAAAATATTTCCGGCTTCCATGCAATTTCTCAAAGACGTATCGCTTCGGTTCGCTAATGCAGACGCAGTTCATGAACGTTGCGAACCGTGGACAAGTGCCTATTCCCTACACGGCAACCTTTGTTGCAAAAGGTGATGTTGTAAATCCGAAAATCACCAACGCAACAACTGGAAAATTTCTTCTGATTAAGAAAACGCTTGTCAGTGGTGAAAGGCTTGTTGTGGAGATCACACACGAAAGAACCTATGTCACGTCATCCGTGGACGGAGACTGCCGGGGCGCGTTGAGCCTTACAAGCAATCTGTTCCGGCTGGATGTCGGTGACAACGTTTTGAAGCCTGAAGCGGCAACAGGGCTGGAAAACCTTCAGGTGGACGTTGACTTTGCAACGGAGATTGTGGGGATCGCGCTATGAGCCTTGAAATCTATCCTTCGGACTTCTCCACGCGCTATGAGCTGAAGCACGCCGTTTCCGTTCAAATGTCCGTCTACTACAACGACATCGGCAAGCTGACCGTTGTTGCGTCGGTTAATGATTACAACATCAAGGCGCTGCAAGTCGGCAACATGCTTTTCGACACGGAAAGAAACGTGACATACATCCTTGTCAACACGAAGCACGACACGGATCAAAGCCGAATCACAGCGAATGGCTATACGGCAAACTGGCTGCTGAATAAGCGCTGTATTGCGTCCGAGCACCACCTGACAACGCTGGAAAGCGGCGTGTACGCGCTTGTCAACGCGAACTTGCGGAATATGTCACGACTTGCGACGGCGGCTGCTGCGGGGCTTACAGAAGCCACAGACGCGATTCTGAAAGGCGGTCAGCTTCTGGATGAGATCATGCCCTATCTGGAAGAAGCCGGTCTTGGTCAGAAAATGGTGTGGGACGCCGAAACGCTTTCCCACACCTTCAAGATTTACAAGGGCGCAGACCTGACGGCTGGCATCCACGCAGTTGTCTTTTCCGAAGAGCAGGGAACGGCGCAGGAGCTTGTCATCAACGACGATGACAGCACCTTGAAAAACTTTGCTTATGCCACGGGAACGCTGAAAGACGATGTTGAATTCGTCGAAGAGATTGGCACAGCAACCGGTGACACGCGCCGCGAAGTCTGGTTCGATACGAACGTCCGGCAAGAGGACGAAGAAAGCGCGGACGATTGCAAAGCACGGGCGAGAGCCTACGCCACAATGGAGCTTGGCAAGCGCATTCGGCGCAAGTCCTTTTCCGTTGCGATTGACAGCGCCGATCTCGGCGTCGCCTACAATCTCGGCGACATCGTTTCCTGCGTGTCCGTGCGCTTCGGCGTTTCGTTCAATGCCCGGATTACCGGCGTGAAGTACAAAATGGACGCAAACAGCACAAGCACCGAAATTGTTCTCGGTGATCCAATATTAACTGCATTAGGGGAGATGAAATTAAATGGCTGAAATCAAGAGTTTCCCAAATAACCAAGACGAATACAGCGGCGCGGAAGACGTTATGCGATGGCTGCACGGCAGAACATCCGGCGTTTTCGCCGCGTCAGGAAATGCGGCGGTTGCCGCGCTTGCAACGCCGGGAATGGCTGTCACTGTCTCGGACGGCACGGGCTGGATGTCGAACGCAAACAATGACGGCGTTGTCTGGTGGAATGACACAGAGAGCGTAAGCGGCGCGAAGTTGCAGCTTGCCATTGACGCGGCGGACGGCGTTCTGAACCGCATTGACCGCGTTATTGTGGAATGGAAAACCACGAACTACGTTGACCGCCCGGAAATTAAAATCCTGAAAGGCACGGCATCCAGCACGGCGGCAGCTCCGGCACTGACCAACAGCGGAACGAAGCGGCAGATCAGCCTTGCGCAGATTGCCGTTGCTGCCGGTACGACCGCGATCACGGCTTCCATGATTACGGATGAACGGCAAAACCCGGACGTCTGCGGCCTTGTGACCGACACGTTGAGCATCGACACAAGCGTCATTAACGCACAGTTCACCGAGCTGCTTGCGCAGCTTCGGACGGCGATTGAACAGGCGGCGAGCGGCCAGATCGCGGACGGATCGATCACAACGCCCAAATATGCCAACAAGTCCGTCACTGCCGAAAAACTTGCTGACAATATCCCGTATACGAAGTTCGGCCTTGCCGCCGATCAGGTGCGGCACATTTACGCCGGGACGACGGAGCCGGGCGCCGAGCTTGGCAGCGACGGGGATATTTATCTCATGTATTCGGAGTGAGGTGAGCTGAATGGCATGGTCACAGACAGCGCCGGAGCTTCCAAGCGGAAGCGCGTGGGAGCAGGAAAAGAGCGTTTCGGGAAGAGCGAACCATTGGAGCCTTGCCGGAAAGCTGTACATTGCCAGACTGAACGGCAGACAGTTTGCGATTAAAGCAGAGCTGACGAGCGACAACGGCAGCTATGGGACTTATTACCCTCCAAACAAATGGACGCTCCGGTGCGATATCGGCGGCGTTACCGGCACGGCGGACACGTCCTTCGACGTATCAAAAGGAACGACAAC